CTCATAAATGTTAAGGAATATGTTAAGTACAAGCGGAAGGTTTGTTTGACCCAGACAGCAGGCGATAATTGAAAGCAGGCTATTTCTTTGCAGCAGGTTTATCTCACCGGTCAGGTATATCGTCTCATCCCCGTAAGCGATACCTCCGGTTGTTGTTGTGGTAGTTATTGTCCAGTTGTAACCAATGGATGATATAACAGTATCTTCTTTTACTGCGGTATCAATAATGTAAGTACCTCCTCCGATCTCAATGGTATTACCTGTCTGTGGGTAGAAAGCAGTTGATTCAACGTACACATAAATAACTGTATCTACTCCGTTTGTCCTTCGTACCGCATAGAATGACCGGCGAACATCTGCATCAGAAAGTATCACCCCTTTAAGCAATCCCAGGCTGTCAGTCGCTGACAGGGTAATCTCATGCCCAAAATCAACCATACCTTCGTAAAAGTCATCCTGAACAAGGAACCCGATAAACAGAATATTGCTGTTTGAATCCAGCAGTTGCACCTGTACACCGTCATCATCCTCAGACTGGAATGAACTAATCGGGATATTCCCTTCATTGATAAGCCGTATATCCAGCGACTGCCCTTTAATGGCTGCGTTAGGTTCATCAACCGTACAACGCTGTATTACCGTAGTTCCTCCGCCGGTAAGCGTGGCAACCTCCCCTGCATAGTCTTTAAACAGGAACTTCAGTGTGTAGTCCCTGGACGGGTTGTTGTCATCCTGTACGCTGGTAAATTGTGTTTGGTATTTTAAACCGTATGGCATATATTTGACTTCAGTTAGTACTGAGTTATTTGGGTATTACAATGGTTGTTTACAAAAATCTACCCCTGTTTCCACAGGGGTTTTTAATTATTTCTACCCATTGCATCCGATGCCCGGTTAAAAGCAATGACAAGATCAGTACCTCTCAGTGTAATATCAGGGATGAATACCATCTGCCCTCCACCGTATGCGTTCAGTTCATTATTAGGCTGAACGGATGACCCTTTTGGCAAGTACACCATTTCCGGGCCACGTTCACCAACAAGGGCAGTACCGCCCTCGAAATTTCGTACACCGGTAGCGAAGGCCTTTTGTTTACTCACAGCATTTTGTAATGCTGCTCCAAGTGCTGTTATTGCAACACCGACCGCAATACCAACAACCGGGTTAGAGAACCCAATTTTTTTAAGTATCTCTAACTGAACATTGGCCTCGATAATCTTTTGCCCAATAGCCTTTAACCCACCTGCCAATGATTTTACTATACCTGAAAATGCACCGTCAATACTTACCCCGGATAAAGCGTCACCAATAGCTTCACCAAGCCCTGAGAACGCATCTACAAATACGCTTTTCACAATAGCATTCACCTGGTCGGCAAGTTCTATCGCCGCCTTATTTATCCCAGCCGGATCAGTCTTAAATTGTGGCTGTACGTTAACAACGATCTTGCTGGTAAATTCTTTGTCCTCAATATCTTTAAACAGGTTGCGTAGGCTGTTAATATAAAAACGTGGATCTTTCGGCGGTTCAATCTTTATTTTATCAGCCTTTACCTTTATTTCAGGTAATTTAACTGTTTCGCTTAATTTAAAAAGCTGCTTCGTTAAATTATCAATCTGGTTTGTCAGGTTATTAAGTTCGGCAGAAGCCTGCTGTGCTGTTATATTTGTACCAAGTATCTTTTGTGTTTTAAACACCTGGTCTGCCAGTTCTTTTTGCGCCTTCGCCGCCTCCAGGGATGTAGCTGAAAAGTCTTTTAATGGCTTATTGAATGTACCTTGTGTTGATGCAAGTATCTTCTGTAATTCAAGTTGCCTGGCAATCTTTTCTTCTAACTGAGATTGAAGTATCTTAGCAGTAATTACATTCTGCAGGTTAGCAACGTATGCCTTGTACGCATTATCCAGCCCGATGACAGCACCTTGTTCTAATTTCAGGTTCTTAAATATTTCAGGCTGAATGTCGCTAAGTTCCTTAATGGCTGACATTTTCCTGTCTCTGGTTTCGTTCTCGTTTTTAAGTACACCGATCAGCCCTAAAACTTCGGTTTGTTCCCTTGCTACTTCATCGGTTGCCTGCCTTAAAAAGTCTGTGTACGTCTTTACCTTCCGGCCTGCCTTTTCAGCCTCATCACCGGTACGGAAAAACCCGTTCATTGCCAGTACTGAAAGTATAGATGTGGCAGCAGATACGGCAAGTGCTAAACCACCTGCACCGGCCAGGCTGCTGGCAAGCGCCTGGAAAGCCCCTTTTGTGCTGCCGGTTTCAACCTTTAACCTTTGAAATGATGCCAGTAACGGGTCTATGTTGTTTGCAATACCTATAATGCCGAAAGGAGCATCCTGAACAACCCGTGAAAAATTTGATAAAGCAGTAGTGGCCTGAGATGAACCGCCTTTTAATTTAACCATAGCGCTGTCTGCCTTTGCAGCAGCTACGGCAGTACCAGCAAGTTGAGCCTGAACCTTTTTAAGCCCAGCCTCGGCACCGGCAACCTCCGCTCCTATGACTATTTTTATATCGCTCATTTATCGCCTGAAAATTTAAGTTTTATGCCGTGTGCCTTTTCGATCTGAGCCCTTAAGTTCCTTACTTCTTCAGCACTACCCCAAACCTTTTTAATAACGTCCTGCTGGTGTTTTTTCGGTAGAGGCCATGCCCGGTTAAAGTCTTCACTCTTAACGTAACCAGCGGATGCAAACTGAGCCACGTTACGCATCAACATCATCTGGTTTTCCTCTTTACGATAATAGCCCTCGACCGCATAATAAAACGATTCCGGGCTACTTACTAACAAATCATGTTCTGTCCATCCTAAACATCCACAGGCGATTCTGTAACACTCGGCTCTGTAGTCACTTCCGCTAATTTTTTTTTATCATTTTCTTCCAGTAACTTCTTAAACACGGATGATTCTTTAAAGGCATCAGAGATCTTTAAGGCAGTATCCTTGTCCAGTTTATCCACCCAGTCACAAACATCTTCAAACGTTGCAGGAACTTCAACACCGTTAACTGTCTTTGTTAATTCTTCCCCCTTAACATAGCAGTTTGATTTAAGGCCACCCCAGGCCGTTGCATAACCGGCTGTAGCTGCATAGTTTTCAAAATCAACCTTATCCTGCATCCACATAATTGCGCCCTGGTTGAACTTCAACCCCCGTAACCGCCCCCCTATTTCTACCTGTATGTAACTCATTATGAAGTAGCGGTTGTGTGATCCATAACACCGTAAACAGCTATTGCCCCGGTGAATTTAACGATGTCGTTTACTGTACCGGATTTATTCAACTCACTAATAAACCCTGTCCCATAGTCGGTTTCGTCACCTATTGCAGGAACAAGTTTACCAATCTTCCAGTCAATAGTTTCCTTAGTTGACCACAGATCAATAAGTTCATCAGTGCTGATATTCCCGGTTGACGGATCTTCCATAACCTGTCCTCCAAATGTTACACCGTTTCCCTGCACTCCAGGTGCTTTATCCGGCCCGCAGAAAGTAGCTGCGTCAATAACATTGGTCGACCTGTCAACCGTGAACTCTGTAAGGCAAATAACAGGGGTGAATGTAACGGCACCGTCCCGGCTGATAAACAGAACCATGTCGTTAGCTGAAATTTTATGCTCTGCCATGTTTTAATTTTTTATAAAGTTAACAATTTTTGCAACATCGTTGCATTTTTTATGAAATATCTGATCGTAAATAAATCTTGTGTCCGAACGTCAATACCCGGCTTTGGTACACCCTATTTGCCTGGGATACCGGCGGAGGGGTATTGTCATTCAAAAGCCTGGTTGAAATGATCTGCATCCCGTCTGCTGTCAGTATCCCGGATGGGTTAGGCAATACCCGGTTAAAGACCTCTCTGGCAATCAAATCAGCCGTCAATCCGCTGTTACTCCCGTCCGTCCATGTCTGTATCTCCACCGTTACCGTTGTATCCGTATCGCTGCTGTTCATTGTGGAAGCGTCCGTATTAGTGATTGACCGAATGATGATATAAGTATCCGGAGATACCGTTGCAGGTACAGCCCCGTAAAATGCCACTACTCCAGGTATACACTCATTAAGTGCCGTTTGGTAAGCTATCCGCAAAGAGTAGTTTACGTCAATCATAGCTTTATGGCATTAAGTTCTTTGATCAATACAGGTATGTTCGTGTTGACAGCCGGGTATAAATACGGCTGTGCCGGTATGCCTTCCCTGAGTATCTTCAAAGCAATGGCATACGCTGCCTGCCTGTTCTGCTGTGCCTGAATATCCTTTGATCCTGTGCGCCGGCGTGACTTAACGCTGTATGTACCGGTAACGCCTATTTTACCGGCAAACCCGTTACCTAATCCTTTACGCCTTACCCATTCAGTTATCCTCAATACCATTTCTTCAAATGATCCACCACGTCCACCTTTTGCACGTGCAGCTACTTGCCGCCAGTCTGCAGGCAATGATGAAACGTACTGAGCAGCGAATTTTCTGGTGCCGAACTCCAGGTAAGCAGCGTAATCAACCGAACAACCTACCGTTACTGCCAGGCGGGAAGGTTCCTGAAATATAGCACCCTTTAAATGGCCTTCGTCAACCGGTGCATTTTGTTTAGCAGCAAGTTCAACCCTCAGCCCAAAATTATTAAAGCAAGCCTGTACTTGTGGTTCATACTTTTTAATATCGAACCTGGCCAGTGCCTTTTCTAACCCTTCTATTCTTACTGATTGCGCCATTATGAAATATCTACAAATGTGTCTGTTCTTGAAAATTGTAACACCATAAACCTTTTCATTCCCTCTGTTTCAATACTTACTGATCCGCAAGTACATACCTGTCCTTCGTATATCATCTTCGTTGTACTCTTAAACCGGCTATCAAACCGTACCCGAACACGATAATTATACGCTGTCAGATCCTGCGACTGTGCATTGTAAGTGTTTCCTGATCGGTCATTTATCTCAGCCCATGCGTTCCATTGTTCAATAACGGTATCCGTTACACCACCACCAGCATCAACCGTGTATGATTCATTCTGAAATAATGGGTATCTATTAAATTTACCGATAGGCATTACTTACGGATTAATGGGTTAAGAATAAACCTTACGTCAGGCGAAATTCCTTTGTTCTCATCTCCCCTGTTCTCAAACAAATAAAGCGTCTGCATCTTAACAGCAGTTACAATGTTTTCAGGGCAAGTTGTGTAACCGCCTGTGTAAGTCATATCTATAAATGACAATGTTGGATATTGTAGTTGCTTAAACAGATTTCCGGTAACTTTATAATCAGTAGTTGGTATTTCGTTCCCATCTATATCATTAACATCTGATATTGTCCCAATAGGACCATATGGTAAGAATATACCACCGTTTGAATTATTTAATATAACCCTAATTTCTTTTGGTATAAAACTAACCCCTGTATATCTTTCGCACATTATACGGGATGAAGTAATAAGCAATGCAATAAGGCTATTTTCAACTGACGAATCAATCTTACCCCATTCTTTAAATTCAGCCACATCAAACAACTCAGTTACATCGTCATCTATCTCAACGTCCAGCACCTGGTTATACGATGGCCCTTTGGCATTACTGTAAAACCGGTTCCTGTAATAATAATCTTCGTTCCTGGTGTAATCCATTGGTTAAAATTAAAATAGCCCTGCCCAATACTGGACAGGGCCTTATGATGATGCGTGAATCGGTTACGATACTGCGTCAAATGAACCGTAGATGAAGTAATCGTTGCCATAC